TGACAGGTACTCGTCGGGGAGCCGCCAATCTTCGGGAAGTCGAGTCGCGGGTGCGGCGGTTGGCGCAGCCGACCGCTTCTCGCTTTTGGTTTTGTTCTCTTCACTTCTCTTCACTTCACTTCTCTTCACTTCAGCGGACTGTGGTCCGACTACGGTCTGACTTGAGTCTGACCTTGGTCTGACTTTCTGCGCTAACTCTCGGATTTCGCTGCACTCAATATTGGACGGTGGTCGAGGGTGCTTGCCGTTGGGGTAGCGCAGGCGCTGTCGGAAGCGGGGAATGTGGCAGTACCTTTTCTTGTCGGCGACGTACACCCGGATCAGGTCTACGTCAGACAATTCGTCCAGCCATTTGGCTGCGGTTGCCTCGTCAACCTGTCGGCCCATCGCATCGCCCAGTGCGGTGGTGTGGGCCTCGCAGTTGCCGAGACTGTCGGCGTGCAGCAGCAGATGTACGAACAGCAGGCGCGTCGTGTCGGATGACAGCGTGCGGTAGCGATGCGACCGGAGAAGTTCGTCGCGGATGACTCGGTCTGGCATTGATGCTCCTTCTGCAATAAGGCGATGGGATGGGTGCCGGTGAGTCCTGATTGCAGCAGGACGGCGCTCGCGAAAACGCTTGTCCCGGCGGTGAAGGTGTCGGCTAGCTAGGGAACCGTGACGAACCGGAGCAGGCGCACTCTGGAGAGAGGATGCACTTTTCGCCGACATGAAATTGTACGACATCACACTTCGATTGCACCGAAGAATTCCGTCGGTGCCAGCAACTTCTGCGGTACGAAGTACGCGGGGTCACGTCCACCGTATCTGCGCTTGAATTCGTTGCGCTTCGCCATTGCGCCCAGCATTGCGCCGCGAACAGCGAAGCGTGGCGCGCGTCCCGTGACGAGTTGGAATATCTCGTCGTCTGCGTCAGCATCGCGCACCAGCAGATCGTAGTCATGCAGCGAGCGCGTCCTGACTTGGATGCGCTTGCCGACATCGGGTGCCTTGAACGTGTTGACACTCTCGGACCACGGCAGATCGTAGCAACGGCAGAACGCAAGCTCGCCGCACGCGCCTTCGATGTGGATCGACCATGCGTTGTCCATGTTCACACCGTGTGCGCCTTGCAGACCGGCGAACAGCGCAGCGACGTGCCTGCGCACTCCGCATCGCGCGGCGAGCATCACCTCTGCGCGCGTCAACGTGATCCACTTCGGTTCGTACTCGTCGCTCACATGCGCCCCACAAAGTAGCCGATGACGAATCCAATGCACGCCGCGATCCAGCCGATGATGTTGGTCTGTGCGCGTGCCTCGTTGATGCGCTGTTCCATCTCGGAGTACCTCATGCGATGCCACTGTTGTCGCTGATGTACACGGTTTCGATGATCGCTGTCGGGTTCTGCTTCACTGCGATCCTGTAAAACTCTTCCGCCGATGACTTCACCGTGAACGTGCGCGAGATGTTCACCTTCTTCGCGTAGTCACCTTCGCCGACGGTGGCGACAACCTTCCAGCCTTTCACCTGTGGGAATGGCATGTCACACCTCAATCACTTTGATGCCGTGAACGAACAGCATCAGCTTGCGTTTGATGATGTACGCGCGAGTGTGAACACCCTTCGCGTCCTCGACCACGGTCAGACCATCGCACTCGTAGACGAAGTCTGCAACGTAGCTGAGTGATCGCTCGCCGGTCTGCTTCGGGATCAACAGGTAGCGCACTTGTTCCCGCAGGTTCCTGATGATTCCCATGCGTTCCAGCATCTGCAATTCCGCTGCGCGTTTCGCTTCGCGTTTGCTGTCGTACCCGTTCATATGCACGTTGCCGTACTTGCGCACCTTCTCGACTGCGTGATCTGGAATCGGCATCGCGTCGAAGCGTGGCGCGATGCGCTTGGCGTACTCCTCTTCGGTCATGCGTAGTGTTCTCATCACTGCTCCTTCGCGCGCAACTTGCCGCGCGTCTTGATTTGAATGCGAGCTTGCTGTCCCTGCGGAATTTTCTTGCGCTTCGTCCACTGGTAGATCGCTGCCCTGCTCACGCCCAGCCGGGTCGCGGCATTTTCTGCGGTTCCGAAAAAAGTCATCACGTCAAGGGGTGTCATCGTCTTTTTTCCTCTCTGAAGCGTCAAAAAAGGGCATCGTAAACCATTGATTCAGATGGGACATTTGTCAGCCGACGAACGGTAGTACATTTGTGACTCAGACTCTTGCGCCCCCCTCTGGTGGCGTGGGACAATTTGTCTGGGTACTTTATCGGTGTTTCATAGGAGGTAAGTCATGGTTGATCTTCAAGGTAAGTGTGCAGTGTCGGTTGCCCCGCTGGCTGTCCTGCGCTCGCTCCCGAAGGGCGAGTACATCCAACGTCAGCACGCGCCCAACAAGGTGTACCGCAAGGGCGACTACGACCGTGCGACGAAGTCTTTCGAGTGCATCGACACCGACGACATCAACCGCAGCATCTTCATCAAGGCCGACAAGCTCGTCGTCGCCGGTTTCACGTTCTGATTCACAACCCATCATCTGGAGAGATCACATGGACCGCAAAACCGCCGCAGCAGTCGCCAAGTACACCGAAGCAGGATGCATCCGCGCGTTCACGCTGAACGCAGTGGACGGTGAAGGTGCGCGCAGCATCGCGTTGCTGCACAACATCCCCAACGTCGAAACCACGCGCGCCGCCGACGCAGCCATCGAAGCTGGACGCATCCTGACGCACGTCGCCGCCGCGAACGCGAACGAGGCCGCGCGCAAGTCATACACCCCGACCATCACCCGCATCAACAAGGCGCTCAAGCACACGGGACACAAGCTCGTGCGCAACCGCATCGGCTACTACTACGTCGTCGTCATCGACATCAACAGCGACGTGAAGTGGGTCGAGTGCAGCATCTACTGCAACGTGCTGGAACCGACGCAGGAAGACTTCTGCTACGCAGCCAGCGAGATCAACGACGCATTCGTTCGCGCCGGTCACGCCGCACCGATCACGATCTAACCGCATCACAACCATCTGGAGAGATGACATGACGAACGCAATCACCAAGGGTCAACGCGCCGCAGCCGACATCACCTCGCTGTTGCGCGCTCGCAATTCGCTGATCTGGGTCGCAACGCGCGAAGAGGCTCGCGTCGAAGGCTTGCTGTTCGAAGCCGCAGCCGCCGCCGGATACGTCGCGCGGACGTGGGACGTGGCGCAGGGTGTCCGCACTGCCAGCGGCGCGGAAGAGCGCGGCGCACGCGACACGCAAGACCCCGGTGCGGCGCTGTCGCTGATCGACAACGCAGCGAAGGGCAACGCAGACTTCTCGCGCGGCGTCTGGATCATGCGCGACATCGCACCGTGGATCACGGGTGCCGCTGGCGCGACGACGCAGCGTCAACTGCGCAACCTCGCGCGCTCGTTGCCGACTGCGCCGCGCGACACTGCGCAAGCGATCATCATCATCTCGCCTGCCGCCGATCTGCCGCCTGAGTTGTCTGGGCACGCGACGGTGGTGGAGTGGCCGATGCCGGATCGTGCGGAGATCGCGGCGATCCTCGACGCAGCCATCGCTGGCCTGCCGGAAGAGATGCAGGCGAGCGCAGCACCCAACGGCACGCGCGAGGCGGCGATTGACGCAGCCATCGGCCTGTCGGGCGAAGAGGCTGCGTCCTGCTACGCGCGCTCGCTGGTGACGTGCCGCAAGATCGACCCTGTCATCGTCAGCGGTGAGAAGAAGCGCGTCATCGCACGCGAGCGCATTCTGGAGTGGTATGACCCGATTCCCGGCGGGCTGGATGCCGTCGGTGGTCTGGAGAACCTCAAGCAGTGGCTGATCGCGCGCAAGAGCGCGTACACCCGCAAGGCGCGCGAGTACGGTCTGCCGTCGCCGCGCGGCGTGATGCTGGTGGGCGTGCCGGGTTGCGGCAAGTCGCTCACCGCCAAGGCAATCGCGACCGCATACGGTGTGCCGTTGCTGCGCGTCGATCTCGGTGGACTGAAGTCGAAATTCGTCGGCGAGTCCGAAGGCAATCTGCGCAAGGCGTTTGAAGTCATCGCCGCCATCGGTCGCTGCGTCGTCTGGTTCGATGAGATCGAAAAGGCATTGCAAGGTGCAACGTCCGGTTCCGCCGACGGTGGTGTCTCGTCCGATGCACTGGGCGCGATTCTGGGCTGGATGCAAGAGCGTCAGGGCGATGCGTTCGTCGTCGCGACTGCCAACGATGTCGAAGGCTTGCCGCCTGAGTTGCTGCGCAAGGGACGCTTCGATGAGTTGTTCTTCGTTGACGTGCCGACGGTGAGCGAGCGCGTGTCGGTTCTCAACGCCGCGATCAGCAACGCGACCAAGGGCGGCACCGTGACGTTCGCGATCAAGCACGCCGAAGTGTGCGCAGCGTGCGACGGGTTCACGGGTGCGGAGATCGCAGCCATCGTGCCGGATGCGATGTTCGCTGCGTTCAACGACGGTGCGCGCGATGTCAGCACCGACGATCTCGTCGCCGCAGCCAAGACCGTTGTGCCGCTGGTGAAGACCGCAGCAGAGAAGATCGAACGTCTGCGCAAGTGGGCATCTGGCCGCGCGCGTCCCGCTGGAAAGATCGAAGTCGAAGCGAAGAGCAAGCAAGCTCGCGCGCTCGACATCGCGTAACTCACACGTCACTCAGGAGAACACTCATGGATGTCTCGACACTTCGCCCCGGTCTGCTGGTTTCGATCAACACGTCGATGGCTGGCAACGTGCAGTACCGCAAGCAGGAGATCGTCGCCGATCACCTCATTGAGAAGGCGCGCTTCTGCAAGTGGGAAACGGAGCGCACGATCTCTGACGCAGAAGAGCACGCGCTCGCGACCAAGGCGCGCAGCGAAGCGACCTACGCTGTCGGTCGCGTGTGCGCGTCCACGCCTTTCGGTTACCTCTGCCCGGAAGAGAAGCGCGAGCAACTCGACGCCGGGATCGCCGATGCACGCGCGATTGTGGATGCGTTCAACAGCGTGGCGAAGGTGACGCGCATCAACCTGTACATAATGACCGGGCGCGTTGCAGCGGACGACGTTGCGGCAGTGCGCGCGATCCGCAGCGAGTTGTCCGGTCTGCTGTCCGACATGCAGTACGGTGTCGGCGCGCTCGACGCCAGCAAGGTGCGCGATGCAGCGGCGCGTGCGAAGCAGTTGTCCACGATGTTGAGCGATGCGGCGAAGGGCAAGGTGGAGTCTGCCGTAGAGGCGGCGCGCAAGGCGGCGACCGTGATCAACAAGGCGGTGAAGGCTGGCGAGCAGGCGGCGATTGTGATCGATGAAGAGGCGCTCAAGGCGATCCAGAACGCGCGCACGTCCTTCCTCGACCTCGACGGTGCCGATGTCGTCATCCAGACGCCTGTAGCCCCGTCTAGGGCCGTTGAATTCGCATCGGAAGGGG